ACATATGTGCTAATAGACACGCAGAATTTGTTTTTACGTGTAAGGCATGGCACTCGTGCCCCGGACGCTGATACCCAGTTCAATCTCGCACTGCATATTGTTTTCAACAGCATTAAAAAAGTTTGGCAACAGTTTGATGCCAGTCATTTGATCTTTTGTCTGGAAGGTCGTTCCTGGCGCAAAGACATCTATCCAGTATATAAGGCCAATCGCAAGGTAGCAGCAGCAGCCAAATCTCCTGTAGAGCAAGCCGAGGACACTGCGTTCTTCCAAGTCATGGAAGAGTTTACAACATGGCTTCGCGAGCACACAAATGTCACATTGCTAAGGCATCCACATGCTGAAGCTGATGACATGATTGCTCGTTGGGTGCATCTGCATCCCCATGACATGCATATTATCATTAGCAGTGATGGTGACTTTCAGCAGCTGGTGGCAGAACACTGTTGGATTTACAACGGTATTGCTGGACTGCTTTATACCCATACTGGCATTTATGATCGTGATGGCAAAATTGCCAAAAACAATCGTGGCGAAGAACTAGCAGTTCCTGATCCCGAATGGCTGCTTTTTGAAAAATGCATGCGGGGTGATGATGGTGACAATGTCATGAGTGCATATCCCGGCGTCCGCAAAAAGAAGCTCCTGGAAGCTTATGGTGATAGACACAATCGTGGTTACACATGGAACAATCTCATGTTGAGTAAATGGGTTGATCACAACGATCAAGAACATCGAGTTCGCGATGATTACGAGCGCAATCGACTGCTGATTGATCTAGATGCTCAGCCACAGGATCTCAAGGAAAAATGGGACGAAACTATTCGCACAAGCATTATTCAACAGCCGCGAACACAAGTGGGCATCAAGCTCATGAGGTTTTGCAACACACATGGGCTAGTCAGGGTGGAAAAGTATCATCAGGAATATGCCCCGTGCTTTAGCAGCCTATATACAGGAAACTTGATTAAAGACCTTGCATGTAGTGAATAGCTATCATGTTGGTTCAGGTTTCCAAAAGTCTTGGTCTATATGCCTGGCGTGTGGAAGTTGATGAATCAGCGAGCTGGGAGTTCCATGAAAAATGGAAGCAATGGTTAGCTGAGTATTTTTCCACTAGCGAGTATTTTGTAGCGGCGATCAATGTGGTTTATTTTAAAACTCGAGAAAATGCCATGTTTTTTTCTTTGACTTGGAACTAATGAGCAAGCCTTGGAATCTCACGCCACCGTGGCCCCACAACTGCGCTTTGCCTGACGGCGAGCGCTTGGTGCGGTATAATCTGGCTCCCCAAATACGCGACTGGTGTGAAACGCAAACACAAGGTCAATATTGGTGGGAGCCAGGCAGCCCGAACATTTACTTTGAGTTCCCTCAAGATTGCATGATGTTTCAAATGCGCTGGCGTTGACACATGCTGCGTGATACGCTAAGTTAGTGATATGAAAAACAAGCTGGTATTACATCCCCTAACTGACAACAGTTGGCTGGCATGGCAGGGTGACACACGGCGGGCCCTGGTCGTGCAAACGGCTGATCATCTACTATGGGTCACCCTGCAGGGTTCACAACAGTTTCCCGATCAGCAACAACTGGAAACTCACTTGGGTGTGGAACTCTTGGTTGCAGAAGTAGAAGAAACTGTGGAGCCAGATCAAACTCAACAGCAAGTTCAAGGCTTGCCGGTCAAGCACTGGCCAGTGTTTAACACTGTGACTGATCCTGTCGTTACATATACTAAATCCACTACCAGTGCTGTGCAATATGCAGCAGGATATTGGGCTTTTTTGTTTGCAGCAGGTTGGACAGGCAGTTGGTGCCCCAAGATACAAACACTTGCTGATTACCAACACATTGGGCCTTTTTCCAGCAAGTTGGAAATGCAAACAGCCATAAACACCAAAAACCGAGAGTAGCACATGGACATTCAACCTATTCGAGATTTCCAAAACAGCTATAAAGCCGCTCGTGATAGCAACAGTCGTGAAATCCGACTCAGTGTAAATCAAGCACAACGCCTACACGACAGCATCAGTGAGGTTCTAGCTGAAACAGTCAAGTTGCAGAACGATACCATTCTGCTGCAAAGTCAGCTGACTGATGCATTGAAAAATCCCAAAATGGATTGGAATGGAGGTAAGTTTTGAACCTTGTTTATCGCAAATGTGATAACAGCTTGATTTCTGACATGCTGCCGGGATTCTTGCATTTAGATCGCGGCAGTTGGGTAGCGGGCGGCGCTGCCCGATGCTTGTGGTTCTCCCAGGAATCACGTCTCATGAGCACAGCTAGTGATGGCTACAAGCAAGACATAGATGTGTTTTGTAAAACCCTTGAACAGCAACAGGAGATCAAGGCATATGCGCAAAATCGGTATTTGTCATCAAAAAAACATTTTTACCTAGACGATCCCCAAATAGATTTTAGGAAATCTCCTGATGTTTATACCTCCAACAATGCTACTACATTTAGGAACTGTAGGAAAACTGACAATGAGTTTTACAGCTTGCAAATAATTAAACGGTGTCAGGAATCTCTTACTGAGCTGCTGGATAGTTTTGATTTTTACAACTGTCAGTTTGCCACAAATGGAATTTGGATGGTAGCCAGCAAGGCAGCTATTGCCAGTTGGGAAAACAACACCATCATGGTAAACGAGCAATATCAGGGTGAAATAAAAATTGCCCGTATTTTAAAGTATTGCATTTATGGTTTAAATCCCACACGTGAGTTATGGCAAGATATCTTGAACAAAAGTCTAGCAACACGCACATCTGGATGGAATTATGACTACGCAGCTTGACCAAGCTCGCATGCAAAGCTTGCTATGCGATTATGTAATATGCGTGCCACGAGATAATGTTGCTTGTTTTGCAGGAGTGGCATTGCCCTACCAGGATTTGGGAATATTCCTAATTTGGGTGATATCCGGTGCAAAAGTTTATCAACAAGCTTATCTGCAACAAAATCGACATGAACTTTTAGCAGAACTTAATCCACAATGGGAAAACATCCGGGGTAGCGATTTGGTTTGGAAAATCTATAAAACCATGGGTCAGAAAGTTCAAGGCATGAACGATCAACAGGTCTTAAATTTGTGCAACATGTTGTGGCCTGATGACCAACAACTTGCCTAATCTCCCCCTGCACTGGGAATCAAAATTGGATTTTGTTCAGTGGTTAATGACTGAAAAGTCACTTGGCGAAGTTGCACATTTTCCATTGGATCATCGTCAAGCTCAGAATTTCCTGTTTGCTAATACACGTGAAGAAAAATGGCAACTGACGGCCGGCGGAACAGTGTGGATGGAGAGAAAATTTGCAAGTTGGAAGCTACAGTTTCCTCATGATTTATCAACCAATAACGTGCTACGCCTTGTAAAATGTTTCCCCAGCCAACCTTTTTATCTCACATGGGCGCGGAGTCAGCTTACAAGTGTTGATGTTTTTGATCCTCGTATCAACATGGAATGGCAACTGATGGATTATGATATCCATAAATGGTTGGATTTCCGAAAAACCAGTTGACGTGCCTACATCTTCATGCTATACAGAGTATATTATCAACAAGCAAGGACAGAGATACTACAATGGCTCGAGCAGCTACACGTAACAATCAAATGATTGAAACTATTTCCATTACCCCCAACCGACTGCAACATGCAATCCGTCATTGCATTTCACGGCGTCGTCCATTAATGGTATGGGGTCCACCAGGTATTGGCAAAAGCGACATTGTGGCGTATGTTGCTCGTGAACTTGGTCGTCCACTTATTGATATTCGGCTACCACTGCTTGAGCCCACAGACATGCGTGGTATCCCCTATCTAGCAGAAGTCAAAGTTTACAACGAGCAAGGCGAACTGGTGCGCGATGAACTGGGTGTGCCAGTAACAGATCGTGAGTTCCGCTGGAGCCCGCCCAGCGATCTACCCACCGACAAGCTGAGCAATGCTCTGGTATTTTTTGATGAAATCTCTGCTGCCCCGCCCAGCGTGCAGGCTGCAACATATCAGATCATTCTCAACCGTCGTATTGGCAGCTATCAGCTTCCCGACAACGTGGTAATGGTAGCAGCTGGTAATCGTGTGCGTGACAAAGGTGTTGCCTACAACATGCCCACGCCGCTGGCCAATCGTTTCAGCCACGTGACACTGGAACCCAACATTGATGACTGGAAGGACTGGGCCATCCGTAACAAGATCCATCGTGATGTTGTGGGTTATCTCAGCTTTCAGCCTCAGGATCTCATGAACTTCAACCCCAGCAACGACAGCTATGCGTTTGCTACACCGCGTACTTGGTACTTTGTAAGCGATCTACTGCAAGAGCCCGACGGTCGTGATGCACAACTGGATGGTGAAACACTGAGTGATCTAGTGCGTGGAACTGTGGGTGATGCTGCTGGCACCAAGTTTCTC